GTCACCGACCCAGCGCGGAAGGTGACCGACTCACCCGCCGAAGCGAGCAAGTCGGTCAGTCCTTCCTGCAATGCTGAGTCCGCGAGGTTCACGCCTTCTTCTTCTTAGGAGCAACCGGAACCGGGAACTTGTGGTATCGAGCGACACCGCGGTCCTCGGTCCAGATTTCAATGCGCGCGTGACCGTCGCCACCGGAGCGCACCGCGTCCTTGAACTTAGTTTCTACCTCAGAGGCGGGGGAAGGTCCGATGAGAACCTTCCCGTCACCGATTAGCATCGCGAGGCGCATAGGTCAGCTATTAGGCGGACACCAGACGCTTGAGCGCGGCCGCCTCACCGACCGAGAAGCCATAGAAGGCCTCCAGCACGGCGACCCGAGTGCCGAGGTCGTTGTCGTAGAACTCGCGGTAGCCGAGCGTGATGCCGGTGTTGTTGTCCGCGACCGGGCGGTAGATGCCGTCGCCGCCGCCGCCGACCGGGTTGAGGTAGCGCATCGCGACGATGAGCGCCGAGGGATAGCACGCGAACCCGACGAGGTTCTGCGCGTTGGCAGGAACGAGCGTACTGTCGTACAGGTCGAACCCGGCAAGGCGACCGACGCGGCCCGTCTGGTTGGAGGCGAGACCGTAGACCGAAAGGTCCTTGACCACCGAGTCCTTCAGCAGCGCATTGTAGTGGCCGCTGGCGAGCACGATGGAACGGGGAGCCTCGGGAATGTCAGCGGCGTCGCACGCGGCCTTGATGTCCACCACGTCGGCGTAGTCGAACGTGGAAGCGAGGCCGGTGAAGGCAGCGGCGCCGAAGTTCGCCAGCGTGACCGCCGAGAGAACGTCGGTGTAGACGGCCTTGGCGAGTTGATACCCCTTCTGCATACCGAACCGCTCCAGCGCGATGACGGGGCTCTTGGCGGACTCCACGTCGGAAATGTGCCACGACACGAACTTGTGGCGGTTGAGCGTGATGGTCTTCTTTTGCACCGTGCTGTCCTGCCGGGTGTAGCCGGTGGCCGCAGCGAAGTCGACCGCAGCCGAAGCGGCGGGGACATACGGAACGTGGATGGTGTCCGACTTGCTGGCCGGAGCCGGGTCGAAGTCGGTGGTGAAGGCGTTCATCGGAGCGAAGCTGCCGGTGAAAGCCTCAAGCGCGGCCTGCGAAATCAGCGTGCCGTTGAGGTTGGTGTCGATGGTGTTAGGCATTGTCTAGTCCTGTTAGTGGGTTGAGTTGATTGGTCAGTTCTTGAGCAAATCGCGTTTGTGATTGCGCCAGAAATCGGTGCGGGCCTTCGGGTCCGTGATGGCAACGAACTCCGCGCGGAGGTCCGAGGCGCTCTTCGCCGTGGCAACCTTGACGGGCTCGGTGCCCAGCTTCGCGGGCGCGGGGATGGCGGCGAGCAATTCGCCGGCCTTCTCGTTGCTCAGAAGCTCATTGACCCAATGGTCCTTCTTTTCAGCCGTGATGCGGCCCTCGGCAATCGCGGCCTCTACGGTGCGGGTCGCGTCAGCCTTGGCGTGCTCCGCGACCTTCGCCTTGAGGGCGTCGCGTTCCGCGGTGACCGCGCCAAACGCGGCAACAATGCTGTCGGTGAGTTTGTCTTCGGGAACCTCGGCGGAGGCTAGAACCTTGGCCTCCACCAAAGCGGTGATGATGTTCGTCATTGGTTTCTTTTGGTTGGTGGATGCGGGTTGATTCCCGCCTGAAAGGGTGTTGCCGGTGCGGGTCAGCGCGTCCGGCGGATTGGCGAAGCGCGCGGTGGAGCAAGCGGCAATGGCGAGCTCCTCGGTGACGGAATCCACAAGCCCGGCGTCCTTGGCCTCGCTTGCGGTGAACCACGTCTCGGCGTTCATCCACGCGCGCACGGTGTCGGCGTCTTTGCCGGTGCGAGTGGCGTAGGCGTTGACGAGCGTGCCCTGAATCTTGTCCAGCAGGTCGGCCGTCTCGCGCATATCTTCGGACTCGCCCATCACGAAGCCGGACGGGTTGTGAATCATCACGAATCCATTGGACGCGATTTCCACCCGCTTGCCGGCCAGCATAATGATGGAGCCGATAGACGCCGCGAGGCCGTCAATCTTGACCGTCACGTCAGGCAGCGACTTCAGGTAGTTGTAAATCGCCAACCCGTCGAACACCGAGCCGCCCGGCGTGTTCAGCCGAACCGTCAGTTGCTTGGGCGCGAGCGCGCTGACCTCCTCGATGAAGGATTTGGCCGTGATGCCGAACAGCCCGATTTCGTCGTAGATGAAAACCTCGGTGCCGGCGTTCGCCCGATTGCTGATGCTGTACCAGTTATGGTTTTTGCTCATCGTCTTGGGTGGGCTGCGCCTGCGCCGCATTGGCGGCGGCAAGCTCGTTGGGGTCAAGTTGGACAATCTCCGCACGCTCCATTCCGAGGGACGCGGCAAGCTCCTTCACGTAGGCCATTTCGCCGGCCTTCTGCGCAAGCTGCTCCCGCCAATCCTGACCCACCTCGGCGTAGATGTCCTGAAGCGTCCGCATACCGGACTTCCATTCCGCAATCATCGCGGTGCTGTTGCGGCCCACGTCAACGTTGACCGCACGCGGAGCGCGACAATGTGACCGGAACCAATCTGCCGGGCCGGGTTGTAGGGTCGATTCCGTGCGGACGCCCCACTCAATGACGTATTCGTAGACGTGCCGTAGATGGTCCGCGATGACGGCGCTCCGCGTGCGGAAGTAAGTGTTCGCCATATCGAGCACGGCGCGCGCAACCGTACCGTTCATCGAGGACGGCAGAACAAGTTCCTTCGGGATGCCGACCCCGGCGCAAACCTTCGCCGTGATGTAGTCCCAATACTCGCGCGAGGCGACACTCGGGCGGGCGCTCATAAACTGCTCCATCTCGTCGCCGGTTTTGAGCACCTTTACCTCGGAGCCAAAAACGTCCTTGTAATATTGGTCGCGCGTGGATCCGTCCGACTGCGTGACTGTGCCGCGCAGCAAATCCTCGTCTTCAATTTCGCCCGTTTGGGTCTTTATGACACGGGAAATGGAAGCCGCATCCTTCGCGGCCTTCATCTCCAGAATCTGCAGGTCGTCGAGGTCGTTTAGGTCATTGATGACCGGGTGCAGCGGCGGCAGACCGCGGTATTGACCGGGACGGGACGGCTCAAAAATGTGGATGACGAAATCCGCCGGAACGCGCCGATAGATTTTCTTGGTCAGCCGGTCCTCGCTTTCGAGAAAGTGATACGCGACCGGGCGCCCGTTGGCGTCAATTTCCACGCCGTCAACGATGCCCTCGCCCTCGCGCATATCGCCGGGGGTCTCCACGCGGTGCCCCTCGATGAGTTGGATGCGCGGGTTGTTGGTCGCGCCCTTGGTGAGCACGACAAAAATCTCGCCGTCCACGAACAGCGCGCGCGCGATGATGCCTTGCAGGGTGTCGAACGACAGCGGCCCAGACAAGTCAGCCCAACGCTTCCAATCGTTCCAGTAAGCGTTCGCGCGCTGATTCCACGCCAAGTCGCCGGACGCGGCAAAGAATTGGAGGCCGTTGCCCACCGTGTATTGCTCGAAAAGGTCCGCCATCCGGTTGACGATGGCGTTGTTCTTCTCGAAATACCGCGCTTTGCGGACGAGCTCCATCCGCTCGGCTTTGGTGGCGTCGAACCGCGCCGCCTGAACGGTGCCCTGAACGTGCGACCGACCGTAAGTGTTGCGCGCCCCCTCGTATCGGTTGCGGAAGGTGCGGAAGAAGTTACGGGTGGCGGTGGCGAGTTTCATCGTTCAACCGTAAGAAACCGCGTCGAAAACGACCGCACCGAAACCAAATAGCTCATCATATGGTCGAAGATGGCTTGGTCGTTTTCGGTGGTATGCGTGTGCGGATTCTGATTATTTCCGTGCCCCTGCCCGTGCGACGGGAAAAGGTGAGCGTGGGCGGTGTCGTAATAGTCTAGCAGGCGGGACGTTAGTTCGTAGATGTCGGCCGGCGTGGCGTCCCCGGTGTTGACTTGATACGTGACGGACCGTCCGTTGCCGGTTGTGGCTTGAATGGTTTTGCCCGCGCCAACCCCGGCTTGCGCAGCATCCGCCGCGGCTTCAAGCGCACTCAGCAGCGTCTTGCCCGACGCCTGCGCGTCGCGCCAGATTTTGCGGAGGTAACCGCGCGCGAATGTGGAGGAGGTTGCCACAATTCAATGTGGCCCCCGGTTCGACGCCCCGTGCAACCGACAAAGTGTCGCCCGTCGTCGCCCAATGTCGCCCACCGCCGTTCCGTTGGCGTTTTCCGGCCTAAAGAGCCAAACGGCGAATCGCTTAACTCGTTGGTAGCCGAATGGTAGCGGGCCATCGCCAGAATTGTCTTCACCCGCGCAAGCGGTTGCGCATTGTCAGGAACGTAACCAACACACCTATGAAAAACCACCAAATCGAAATCCTCGTCAAACACGAAGCCCTCGTTTACCGCGCCTACCGCGATGCCTGCCAAAAGGGCGCCGCTGACAAGGAATGGGCCACGTGGATGGCGGTTTCGGCCCTCGTCGATGGCTTGCAGCTGACGATGACTCAAAAAGAGCGCGAACTGCTTTCCGATTACAGGGACACCCACTCCGCCGAGTTTGGCTGCAACTAACCCAATCAACCACAACCCAAACTCAACCGACAATGAACAAGCTCCAAATCAAAGCCCTCGCCAGTCACGAAGCCCGCGCCTACCGCGCTTACCGCGATGCGGTCACCAGTAAGAAACCTCACTCGCAGGAGTACGAAGTGTGGATGGCAATCTGTGCCTTAGTCGCCGGGATGCAGAACCTAATGACCGACGACGAGCTTCGCATCTACCAAGCCTTCTACGCCATCGAGTTCGCCCTCGATTGATTCAAACTCAACTTGCACAACTATGACCTACGACATTTACCGCATCACCGAAATTCGCCACGACGGCGCTGAAGAACATTTCTTTGCCGATAAGTTTGCCCAAATGGAGATGGCCGCCAACGACGATTGCTGCCATTTCGGGTCGCTGAAATTATGGGACAGCAAAACCGGATTTGTGACCGGAAAGATTCGCGAAGGTAACTACCTGCTGGTTTCTCGCTCCTAACCTCAACGAACACAACTATGACCAACATCGTGACCGGATACGAACTGCGCACCATCGACGCCAACGGCGATTCGACCGACTGCGATTTTTACCGCTTCCGCGAAGGAGCGGAACACGCCGTCCAAGGCCTGACCTTGCCAAGCCCGTGGGGCGATGTCGCTTGGGTCATTGAACAGGTGATTGAAAAAACATACGCCAACGGCCGCAACAAGCGCACGCACAAGGTGGTGGCTTTTGCGGGCGACCCAAACGCCCTTAAAGCCGGCGGGTGGATTAAGTGACACGGCCGCAGTTTGTTTCCCGCTCCCGATCCCAAGCCGGGAGCTTTTCTGTGGATGCAGGGGCGGGAGTCGAACCCGCACCCTCGGGAAATGAACCCGACAAGCTACCGTTACTCCACCCTGCGGTATTTCCTCAAGCGTGGAGGGCCGTTTTCCTCAAGCCATTTCTTTGCCTCACCGAACGTGGCCCGGTTGTTGACCATCTGAAACCCGCGAGACTTCATTGCAAAGACAAAGCTGCGGTGCCGCTTTAGTAACGCCGCCAGTTCCTTAATCGTGAACAGCGGCTCAGGTGCTTGAGTCATTGTCTGGGGTGATGCGGAGTTTGTTGTGGAAAATCGCCAACGCGACCTGCATCACTTCGGCATCAAACAGGTGGTTGGGCCATTTGGCGTTCCGCGGAAGCCAAGTGTAGGTCGTGCGCCCGCTGGTGTTGGACAGTTTCGCCACCTTGCGCTCGGCGTCGAGGTGCCGCCAATAGTCATTCGTTGCGACGGAATCGGCTACCTCCCATCGCTGGGAAACTTGCCCGCGGCGGATGCGCTCCAGAATGTCCTTGTTGGTGTCGGTGCTGAACTCCAGCAACTTCAGTTCAAGCCGCCCACCGGCTGCGCTGCCCACGCGCGGGTCGATGCCGCGCAGGAAAAACGGCACCTCGACCTGTGACTTGGGGTCACGCCATCCGCGCCGCGGTTGGCCCTTGCTTGGGATCCAACCGACGAACAGCGGAATTTTGCCGGAGCGGGGGTGAAATTTGCCCCACCGCAGGCACTCGGCGTACACGGTCGCGGCGTCGTAGCCGGAATCCACGCAGACGTGGGTGTCGTGGATGCCGTGCGCTAGTTGCTTGTCACGGATGTCCTGCCAAGTGTCGAGCGGGCCGGCGTCGAGCGCGCGAGAGTTGCCCGATTGGTCCCACGCGCGAACGACGAACCAGAAAAACGGCGCTTTGGCCTGACAGTCGACCGTCAGGAACTTGACCGACTTTTCGTCTACGGATTCGGCCGAACTGACTATGATTTCGGTTCGCTCGGATGGGGCGCCTTGGTTTTCCCACGGTTCCGCCAAGCTGCCGTTAATGAAGCCCTGAAGCCCGAGGAGGCTTTCCTTAGCTTCCAGAAAAGCGACTGCCAAAAGCCCCCACGTACACTTTCGGTCGGGGGAATAGAGACTCGATAGGTGGTAGCTCCTGACCCCGTGCATAGAGTTCGGGTTTTCAGGACGCCACTCGCCGTGTCGAAGCGCGGCGACCTTTTGCGCGTCGGTGATTTCACCGTTGCATAGTTGGCACACGTAGCGGGCCGTTTGCCTGACTTTTTGGAGGTTCGTTTTTCCGGCTTCATCTTTGTCGGTCTCCCATTTCACCTGTTTCCATTCGAGCTTTATTTTCTCCCGGCAATGCGGGCACGGCACGTAGAAGCGCCGTTGGTCGCCGCGGAGAAACTGCTGCCATATGTCGCCCTCGGTGACGGTTGGCGTCGATGTCAGAAAGTGTTTGGACGACGAAAACGACTTGGTGCGTTGCATCGCCAAGTCCAACGCGGCCGCTTCCTTGTCCGTGGCGGGCGCGAATTTGTCCACTTCGTCGGCCACCAAGATTCGGATGGGCCGTGAGGCGAGGTTGGCCGGCGAATTGGACCCCACGAAGTTCAAGGTGCATCGGTCGAAATGTTGCTCCAGCGTGGTGAGCTTGTGGCGGTCCTCGGGGAAGTGGGCCACCAGCGCGTCCGAGTCTTCCAGCATCGGGAGCCACCGCGTCTTGGAAAACGACCGCGCCAGATTCTCGGTCGGCATCAGCCACAGCATCGGGCTCGGCTCGTTGTCGATGACCCACGACAACCCGGCCATCAACGTCATAGTCTTGGCGGTCTGAGAACCCCAGCACAGCACCACGTCCGTCACGCTGGGGTTCTTGAAGCATTCAAGCACCTCGCGCGTGTACGGTCGCACGCTGGTGCTGAACGGCCCGGGGTGCTCCGTTTGCCGGCTGGTCAGGCGCAAGTTCGTCTCGCACCACTCCACCACGGTTTGCCGTTTGGTGGGGCGGTACAGTTGCCGGCGAAAGTCCAGCAAGCTGCGTTGAACGTCGTTCAACATTTTTCGCCAAGGTATTCAAAGCCGGCCGTCACGCGACCGGCGGAACGCTTGATGGTGGTCAACTTGCTGTCTTGCCCGGCGGCGTGACCGAATCGGTGACACCGCCACTTCGGCGACTTGCTTCGGTGCATCATCATAGCCGGGTGCGACGTGGTGGAAATGAACCGCATCTTTTGGTCGATGACCATCTGGGCGACGGTTTCGCTGACGCGGTTGCCGATGCCCACGCCTTGGTAATCGGGGAGCACCACCGTTCGGTGTTCGCGCTTGGCGTTGCGCACGGTTCCGTGGACGAAGTGCAGGTATGACGTGAACGCCACCGGCTTGTCGTGCCACGTAGCCACGAAACACCGCGCCGCCTTGTTGATGGAGGCGTCTAAATAATGATGGCCTTTAAACAACGTCCACGCGGAACTGTGCGTTTCGTAAATGCTAAGCTCGATAGGTGGGCGTCGTTGAAGCGTCCGCCACTCGAAACGATTTGCGCTCACGTCGAACACCCAATCCGGCTGGAGCCAGTCGATGATGTCGAAGTGGCACGAAATCGCAACGAGTTGCGGTCTTTGCCTCTTTCTGATGGTTTTGCTGAGTGCAGCGCAGCAAATCTTTGCCACGTCGCGGTCAACTACGCTGGTGAACTCGTCGAACAGAACGCGCGAGTGTTCCGACAAAAGCAGGCGCGCGAGTTCGACTCGGAATTTCTGGCCGTTGGACAGGTGACCAAACGGCTTGAGCCAATGCGGCGGCGAGGAAAGCCCCACGCTCGAAAGCATCTCCACTACTTCCTTGGTCGGGATGTGCTTCGGGAAAGCGTCGAGAATTGCCGCCGTCGGGTGCCACTCAAACGACGTGTGGATGTAGTCGTTTTTGAAAAGCTCGCTGGCGATGGTGGTTTTGCCGCTGCCGGAAGCGCCGATGATGGCGCCAATCTGCCACGGCTTGTCTTCAATCGGCAGGGCAACGTCCCATTCGGTCAGGATTTCCTGCTTGTGCGGCACGTCGAACATCCCGCGCACTTGGTCGACGCGGAAACTTTGCTCGACTTTGGTGCGCCTTACAACGTGAGCAGTCGGCACTTGATTCCTTTCTCGTTGAGAATGTTGTAAACCATTTGCTGGTGCTCCTCGTTCTCGCACTCGGCAATGACTTCAAACGCGGAGTCGATTTTGACCTCGGGTCGCTCCTCGGCGGATTCCTCGCCCATCAGCTCGGCGATTTCCTTCTCCGAAAACCCCGTGAGGTCCAAGTTGAAGTTCTCGCCCTGAAGCTCGACGATTTCGGCCGCGAGCATCTCCTCGTCCCACCCGGCGTTGAGCGCGAGCTTGTTGTCCGCGATGACGTAGGCGCGGACCTGCGTGGGCGTCAGGTGCCCCAGCCGGATGACGGGCACTTCCTTGAGGCCAAGCTTGCGCGCCGCCAGCACGCGACCGTGACCGGCGACGATGGTGCCGCTGGCGTCGATGAGCACGGGGTTCGTCCACCCAAACTCGCGGATGGAAGCGGCGATTTGCGCCACCTGTTCGTCGCTGTGCGTGCGGGAGTTTCGGGCGTACGGAATCAGTTGCTCCAAGGACAGTTTCTCAATCTTCAGTTTTTCGCTCATTGGTGAACGGGTTGGTGTTGTGGAGTGTTTTCAGAAAAACTTCCTGCACCCAGCGGCTCAGTTCGTTCTCGGCGTGCTCGGGGTCGTGCGGCGCAATCCGGCCGGCAAGCTGCTTCGGCATCGCTTTGACGAGCGTCACCACGGCGCCGTCGTGGTCGGTGATGATTTTGCGGACCCATTCGCCCGACACCAAACTGCGCTCGCGCTCCGAAACGGCCAGCACCTCAAGCCGGAGTTGCGCCAAGTTCCGCGCCGCTTGCGCGTGGACCGCGACGAGGTGCTTGGCGTCGGCACGGCGCTCGTTCAAGGCGCGCGCGGCGAGACCGTAAGCGGCACGCTCAATCTTCCGTTGGCGTTCGTAGGCTCCTTGCGGCGTGTCGTCGCTGACCTTGGCGGCGTCAATGGGTGCTTCCGCCTCGGGCGGTCGGTACGGGCCTTCCACGGTCGGAACGGCCACGGCCGAAACCGGCAAGTTCGGGTCCGGCACCGCGCGTTTGGCCTCCTTGTGGATTGCGCCTTTGACGTTCCGCATCCGCCAAGCGTCGGCGAGTTCCTTGCTTTCAATCGGCATCCCCGCGGCGACCAACTGGGACACCCGCGCTCGGGTCAACCCGGTCGCTCGGGCGTATTCGCTTTGCGTCATCGTGGGCGGGTTTGGGCGTTCCGTGTTAAGGCGTCAAGCCGGGATTTAACACGCGAAGGAAGCACGGACCCGTTTCGGACCCACCGCGGCGCCCAGAACCAAAAAAATTGTTTACTAGGGGGGAGGTGCTACCCGGCAGGGTTGTCAAGAAACGTGGTTTCCTTGCGATTTGGCGCGTTCTTTTGTGTCGGTCCATAGCCTGATAGCCCCTTTCACGTTTGGACTGCCTTAAACGGCACTACGCGGCACGAGTCGATGATGCGTCGGCGTATGTCCCCGCCCAACACGGCATCACCGAACCGTTCCTCAAATTTGTCCCCGCTGTAGCGCGTGCTGATGACCATCGGCC